GTCACAGTGGCTGAACTGGTGCAGAATCAGTACCGCTTTGACGTAGGCCTGATCCTGGGTTCCAGTAGCGCCATAACGGCGGCTGATCGTATCAAAGGATATGAGTCAACGGACGAAATGCTGGCAGCATCGTTTACGGAGACTATGCCGGAATATCTTGCGGCCATGAAATACTTTGCTCAAACCCCTTCGCCGAAAAAAGTCATGATCGGGCGCATCGACACCGAGGAAACCCCTGTGCAAGCCCTGACAGCCTGCAAGGCAAAGTCATCTGACTTTTATCCGGTATATGCCTGCGGTGCCGCAGAGGCGGCGATTGCTGCTTTATCGGCGTATATCAAAACCACCGGCGGTATGGTGCTGGTGTATGAAAACAGTGCTGTCATCGATACTGCTTCCGGTGAGGAAGGGGTTTTCGCCACCCTGAAGGCTACAAACACTGATCGTGCACTGGGTGTCTGGAACGGCACCACATATGCCGGCGCTGCGCTTATGGGGCTTGCATGCGGCCTAGCCAATAAGTACCGGGATAAAGCCTGGCAGCTGTGCTATAAGCAGCTTCAGGGCATCGATCCCAGCTCCATAGAGCAACCACAGGTCACGGCCTTGAAAGGCGTGAATGCAAACGTTTATGTGGCCCGCGGGCCCAAGAATCTTGTAGAGGTCGGTGCTGTTGCAAGCGGGAAGCGGTATGACGAGGTTGTATCCATCGATCGGATTGCTAGTGACCTACAGCAAGCCAGCTTTGATCTTATTACCGGTTCTGAAACCAAGCTTCCGCAAGATGATTCAACCACAGTGAAGTTCTTCAGCGCCTTTTCTGCTGCCCTCAAGAAACATGTAGACAGTAGCGTTCTTGGCCAAGGTATTTGGAGAGGCGAAAAGTTCCGCACCCTGGAAACCGGTACAGCTCTGCCTGATGGTTTCCTGCTGATGGCAGACAGCTATTCCAGACAGTCCAACGAGGACAGGCTGGCAAAGATGGCAGTGCCGATGTATGCGGTTGTTCATCTCTCTGGAGCGGTTGAATCTGCTGTGATTGAACTGGCCGCACAGCTATAAGGAGAATGAAATAATATGCCAAACAATTTTACTGTGTATTCTTTTGCTGATGTCCGCTGTGTTTTCAACCATCCCGATATCGGACAGTACGTCCTTTCTGCCGATGGTGGTATTGGTAAGATTACCGTTGAACGTGCCGGCGACATGTCCAGCCATACGGCAACTTCTAACGGGTATACCACCATCAACCGCATGAAGTCCGACAATGGCACGGCAACCATTGAGGTCCCGCAAAACTCACCGGCGGAGAAGTTCCTGAGGAAAGCAGTTGCATATTTGGACATATGCCCATCTGACCGGTTTGCTGAGGGCAGTATTACCGTGTATGATCAAGCTGCAGGTGAAACCATTCAATGCACAGGTGTAACGCCGCAGAAAAGGCCTGGCAGGACATATGAGGCAGCCGCAGGGAATGTTGCATTCCCACTGCTCGCTGCAGACATCCAGGACAAATAAAGATGCGGGGGCTGCCTACTTTGGCAGCTCCCGTTTTTGATGGAGGATTTCATGCATGCGTGAAAAGGAAAAGGTTATCCCTCTTAACGGCGCTTCGTACCGCCTACGAAAGTTCCCGGCAATCGATGGCGCTTATTTTCTGAAATTGATCATTGAAAAGCTTATTCCGGCGGTTAAGGTCATCATTGCTGCATTCCCTGGCCTATCGAAAACATTGGCAGGGGAGGGCGCTGCTAAAGCTGATAAAGAGGTCTCTATCGACGAAATGGTAGCGACCGTGCTTCCTGTTCTATCCTCCATATCAAAGCAGGATCTTGCCCAAATCATGACCGATTGTCTGAACCGCTGTGACAAGATGCTTCCGGCCGGCCCGCAGCCTGTGATGCATGGCAAAGAATTTGGTGTCCCAGATCTGGAGGATGACATTGTCACCTGCCTGATTCTATGTTACCGGGTGGTGGAGTTCAACGTGGCGGGTTTTTTCGGCGAAGGGGGCTCGCCTTTCAGCCCCACAACGATCAATCGTATCATCCAGTTCATGCCGAAAACATCGACGGATGGGCGTGGGCCCCAGTAGATGCCGGACGTTGGCAGCAATGCCAACTTTCAGATGGAACCTATGACTTGGACGATTTACTTGATGTCATTGAGTCGATGACTATACAGCAGGAAAACCAAAGGCGTGCGAATGATGCTGCGAAACAGCAGCACTGAGGGAGGTGTACCACATGCCGGGAGGCGCAAAGACCTTACAGGAATACCTGGTGTCATTAGGCGTAAAGCTTGACGAAAAGGGCATGACCAAAATGGAAGGCTTCCTCAAAAGCTCGAAGATGGGCTTCCTCGCTTTGGCTGGTATTATGGTCACCGCGGCGACCGTTGCGACCAAATGGGCAAAGCAAATCAACGAGAATGAGTTGGCACTTGAAAAAGAGGCAAAAGCCCAGCATAAGAGCATTGAAGCCGTCCGAGCCAGTGAGAACGCCCTCAAGGCAATGGGGAAGACCAAGCAAGAAATAGCAAAGGATAAGTCCCTTAAGGCCGTCTATGATGACATGGTTAAGATGAACAAGGCCATGGCTCTTCCGGATGGGAGCCGTGGCCTTTCTCTTGTACGTAGTATTAGAGATGAGTTTTTGAAGTTTAAATCCACCATTCAATACGCTATGCAGTGGGTTAATTATCATATCATCTCGAAGCTGGAAGGGCCTCTCACCCGTATACGGGACACCATGACGTCTTGGCGTGAGAAACTTGCTGCTAATATGCCGATGTGGACTGCAAAGATTGCAGATGGAATAGCCGTATTTATTCGGCTTCTTGAGACTGCTGTGCGTTTCGGTGGGAGTGTGATCAATTTCATTCAGAAGCTCCCGGCCGAACTTAAGGTGATGGGCACTGCTGTATATGGGCTTTGGAGCATCATTCGCGCAGGGCCGCTTGGATGGCTGTTGGGTGGCCTGACTGCGTTGCTGCTATTGCTTGACGATTTCTATGGCTATAAAAACGGGGAACCTTCTGCTTTGGCTGGATTATGGGAAGGCCTTGATGATGGCACCTTTGGCGACAAAATAGTTACCTTAGCGCAAAAAGGGATAAACTCTTTTATCGAATTCATGAAGAAACCAGAAACGCAGGCGGCATTAAAGGAAGCTGTTGACATACTTTTGGGTGTGGTTGGTTCCTTGATAAATGGCGCTGTGGCAATGCTCATGAACTCTCTTCCCCAAAGTATTCAAGACTTTCTTGGATGGGACACGGGTGCAAATGGTGGTGTCGGTGGCTGGAAGACCGACCAAAAGAATGTACCGGTTGTATCCAAAGGGGAAGATGTAACTGTCGAGGACCAAGGAACGGTACCCAGCAAGTATCCCGGCGTAGTATATAAAAACTATGGCGGTATTTTGACGCCTGAACTCGCCCCCGAGTACCAAGGTAAAGACTGGGATACTGAGGTTCCGCAAGATGTTAAGGATGCGTTTACTTATCTTGGCGAACGGTTCCAAGTAGGAAACGAACCATTACTGGAGCAACCAGAATCTAAGCCTTCGACAGGTGGGGAGATAAAATCAGTTGACCAAACCCTTTTCGATGACTTCAAAAGTTTTCTGGAAGGAACAAACGGAGAGGACACTTGGAATAAGGATTTGCCTCAATGGGAGCACTACCCCAAACTTAAAGAAGCCTACGATACAGAAAGTGGTCGCCTTGAGAATGGGGAGATATCAAAGAAAGATTACGATCAAGCTATTGATGCGATAATCAAAGGGGCAGTCAGCGATTATAGGAATGCGACAGAATTCTTTTCCGATGATCACCAATATCTTCAATGGTATGAGGCTTTTAAAAATGGCACCGTGATCCCGAAATCCAAGGATGAAAATCCGGATGGAGCAAAACCTGAGTATGGCATAGATGGTGATGTTGAGGTTCGTTACGATCCCTCCCAAGTTACACAAGCCACAAAAGAGGCTACCAGAATTGCCCAGGGCGCTGTCAATCCTATATATGTTCCTTTGATCCCAACGTATGGAGAAGATGGGGATGTGGAGATACGCTATGATCAGAATCAAGGCAAAACGCCTAATGCTCTAGGTGGTCGATACGACAAGCCAACAGAAACCACCTTGGTTGAACAGGGCGAACCTGAGTATGTAATCCCCATTAAGAAGCTCAATAGGGCTATTCCGCTCATCCGCATGATGCTTTCCGAAATGGGAAGCAAGGCAAAAGATGCCCTTGCAGGGCTTGGGATAACCCCTGATACCGATATCAATCAATTTGTGGCAAGTAAGGGCCTTGGCATGCCGGGAGGCGGGAACCCCATCATCAACATTGTGAATAACAATACCTATACCGTCACTGCCAACCCTGTGATTAATGTGAATGGCGCCGGCCAAGATCCTCAAGCAGTCGGCCAGGCGGCCTATAACGCCCAAGAACGCTTCCTTGTACGTACCCTTAAGGCGGTGGTGCAAAGTGAATAGACCACCCCAAACTGTGTACATCAGCCAGGGAGATAAGGTTTATTGGTTTGATGCCGTAGTCAAGGCGCAACATACCTCAAACCTAAAAATCGAGGACGATCCAGCAAACGCCAAAGGGGAAAAGTACACCAACAACGCAACAATCGAGCCCAAGGAACTGGCTCTTGATATCGCTATGTCGGATTGTATCTCTACCATTGATGACTTGACCGCCGGTAGTGGAACGCGATCTGTGAACGCTTATCAAAAGCTGGTCGAACTGCAAAAAAGCCGGGTGATGCTTGGAGTATCAACCCGGCTTTTTGATTACACTCGCATGTTGATCAAGTCCATCGTCGCTGTGGAGGATAATACGAACCCTGAAGGGCTGACGGCAAGCATTAATTTACGGGAAGTGCTAGAGGTGGTCGTTAAGAAAAAGAAAAAGAACACAGGCGATGGCAATGACGATCCCAAAGATCAAGGCGATGTACAGACGCAACCAGCAGGAACGGGATTATACACTATGTATGGGACTATTGTTCCTCCGTCAAAAGGAGAACAATCGCAGCCTACATACGGTACTGACGGAGATGCAGAAGTGCACTATCCCAAATAAAGGCGGTGAAAACCATGTACCAGGTCATTCCCCCTCCGGCAGCCTTCAATGAACGAAAAACCGTTACAGTCGAGGTCGATGGGGTGAAACATGCTCTTCAGATCCGCTTGCGCTTCATGGAGACGTTAGGCCTTTGGCATATGTCGCTCTATGATCCGAAAACGGGGGTGTGCATGGCCGAATCTATCCCCCTGCTATGCGGTCTGTATCCGGCTTCTGACCTGCTAGGCCCCTTTGGTGCACTGGGAATAGGCAGTGCTTACATCGTGCCGCTGGTGAAGACGCCCACCACGCCCAATCCATCCAAGACCAATTTCGGTACCGAATATGCGCTCGTTTGGGGTGATCGGATTGTTTGACCGGAAACTTACGTTGTCAATAACGGATGCCTTTGGCCACATCACAGAAATCACCCAAGATGATGCACGCATGGCATTTGCCTTTCAGCGGGCAATATCCTATTCCCCGGGTGCCATAAGCATTGATTTATTCCAATTGCCAGGTGAGATTGAGGGAGCCGTACGCAGCGCTCAGAGCTTGAATCTAATCGCCCAGGATACAAAACGAGTGAACCTATTTTCCGGTGATGGGGTTTTGGTTGAAACAAGATATCAGGACGGCAAAAAGATCACTTCCATTATGGCCATAGATGGGGACACCTTCATCACCTCCTTTGCCTCTTTCACCCTAGCAGCCGGCAATACCTTACATCAACTGCTGGAGGCCTGCGCGGCGCGGGGAAGTGTTAGTATATCCATTGGCTCATATCCGCCAGTTATGGACGCTATACGCCTTCCTCGGGCTGTATCTGTGCATGGTAATGCTATGGCCCGTATCCGGCAGCTGGCGGCGTCTGTAGACGCTGCGTGTTTTGTGCAAAATGGGTCCCTGCATATTGTTTCGGCTGATATCCCGCAGGCAGCTCCAATGCTGCTGAACGTTGAAACGGGACTGATTGGTGAGCCGAAGAAAACAGAGACAGGGGCAGCATTCCAGACGCGGGTGCTGCCCCTCCTTTTAAACGACATGGTACAGATCGAGAGCGAGACCATAAACGGGATATTCCGTATCGTTGCCGCCTCCGGGCGCGGAGATACCAAGTCTGGAGAATGGCAATGCACATATACGGCTATTGACAACACTGTCATGGCTGCAAAGAACAGCGGCATTTGGAGGTGATGGACATGAAGCATCCGGCAGTGAATGAATTAGTGCAGGATCCGGCGGCGCCATATCAAGCCCTTCGCGCAGCCATCAAGAGTGAAATGCATTGTGCACTTCCAGGCATAGTACAGAGTTTTGATGCGAGCACACAGACGGCGACCATACAACCGGCCATCAGAACCAGGGTGACCAAAGAAACTGGTGTCGAAAATGTACAGCTTCCACTCTTGGCAAACGTGCCGGTGTACTTCCCGGGCGGCGGGCAATATGCCTTGACCATGCCGGTGCAGTCGGGGGACGAATGCCTTGTGGTATTTGCGGATAGCTGCATCGATGCATGGTGGCAGTCTGGTGGGGTACAAAATCAGATTGACTTACGTTCTCATGATATCTCTGATGGATTTGCATTTGTTGGATTTCGGAGCCGGGCAAAGGTTTTGAACGGCGTACCTGAGAACGAGCCAGCTGTGATTGGCGACCCCGGTGCCTTAAAGGGGCCCAAAGGAGATGACGGCAGGTCGGTTTTCAGCGCTGGCTTCTCAGGTAATGACCTAGTTTTTACCTTAAGTGACAATAGCACTGTTACTATAACCGGAGCAAAAGCCTTGCTCACTGGCCCTGCTGGGTCAGATGCAACTGTCACCAAACAGTCTGTGGAAAATGTGTTGATTGGAAATATTACATCCCATGGCCATACGCCACAGCATATCGGGGCAGCGCCAACCAGCCATACACATTCGAAAGCTAATATAACGGACTTCGCGCATACGCACACTCCGGCAGAAGCGGGCGCGGCTCCAGCCAGTCATAACCACAATGGTGTGTATGTCCCTGTCGGCGGTGCTGCTTATCCCCTGCGTATTGGTGGGGTACAAATGAATTTCAACTGGTCCGGGCAGGGCGGGCAACCACCATGGCTTTGGGGTGGATCGGATGGCACAAATATGTATGTGTACAATCCATCCAATTTCAGCGTTAATTACGCTAATACAGCAGGCGGTTTATCCTCTTATTCATACATAGTAAATTTAATCTATCCAGTGGGCAGCATCTACATGTCTACCAGCGCCACCAACCCTGGCAACCTTTTCGGAGGCTCATGGGAACGGTATGCTGTAGGTCGTGTACTTGTTGGCGTAAGTGAAGGAGAAGGCGAATTCGCCGGGCCTGGGTACGCTGGCGGCGAAAAGTATCATGCGTTGACTATCAATGAAATGCCCTATCACAATCATCGATTCAGAGCATGGTCATACCAAACTGATGCTTCCCGAGCTGATTATTACGGAGCAAATCAAAATCTCGCAAATGATAATTTCGATCCTAATCAAGACCATATTGGCTATGCAGGAAGTGGATGGGGTCATAATAACATGCAACCGTATATCGCCGTTTATATCTGGCGACGCATAGGGTAAGGAGGATAACTATGAAGCTTGTTGCTGGCAATTTGGACATTCCTTGCTTGGGAGGGTTTGAGGATCATCTTTATGAACAAGACCAGAGTCGCCCGGCGCTGCGGTTGCGCTTTCAAAGGTTACTGACGTCCGAAGAGTATGCAGCAATAGATGGGCAGGAGCTTTTGCTAATAGATAACACTGGGACACAAATCGGAACATTCATAGGGTATAACCTTGTTCATGAAGTTACCATGACAATATTTAAAGCAACCGACGCGGAACTCGCCGAACATACTACTGCCTCTAATTCATAACAAGGGGGCGCTTTTTATGCTTTTCCGTCCCGTTGATTCTCATGGAGATATGCTTCCGATTGTTAGAAAGAGTCAATTACTTAAGGGAGCCGATGCAGTAGCAGAGGCGATCAAGTCCCGGATGCGTCTTCATCGCGGCGAATGGTTTGAAGATCCCGACGCGGGTTCTCCTGTGTTGGACCTTCTCTCCAAAGAAAAGATTACAGAAGATCATATAGGCGCTATTACCCATCAAATTGTCGGGTATATTTCGGAGACCATGGGGGTTAAATCGGTTCAAGCATCCCAGCCAGCCTATAACAAAGCATTAAGGTCGATGACTCTTCCCTGCACGGTTACGCCCACTAAAGGAGAAGCTTTCAATATGGAGGTGAGTACTAACCAATGAGTTACTTTGCGCCTTATATTGATGCTACGGGGATCCATGTGCCCGAGTATATTGACATCAGAGACAAGCTCCTGGGTGACTACCGCCGTATCATGGGCACTGACGAAAACGGTGAAGATATCTATCTAGGGGAAGATACGCAGGACTATCAATTCATCAGTATTGTTTCTCTTGCCCTGAATGATTCCATGGCAGCACTAGCGGATTGCTATAACATTCGTAACCCGGATTACGCCTATGGCGCAAGTCTGGACTATATCCTTCCTGTTAACGGGATAAAGCGGAATCTGGCAACGAGTTCAAAGGCCACCTTGGTCATTACCGGTCAGATAGGCGCTTCCTTGCCGGCGAACTTGCAGGCAAAGGATCAAAGTGGATATGTCTGGAGGATACCGGCTGCTTTCACTATTGGCTCTGATGGTACAGCACAGGTGAGCGCTGTTTGCATAACGGCCGGGGCAATACAGGCCGATGCAGGCACGATTACTCTGATTAATACCCCAACGGCTTACTGGTACTCGGTAACCAATCCCCTTCCTGCATCGCCTGGACAAGCGCTGGAGACAGACGCCGCGGCAAAATCCAGACGGGCTATATCAATAGGGTTGCCCTCCAGGAGCGTTCTGGATGGCTTAATTGCAGCCTTGCAAAATGTATCAGGTATCGGCCGCCAGAAAGTCATAGAGAACGATAATGACGAAACGGACGCCCGCGGGATTCCAGGCCATAGCATATGTGCAGTGGCGGAAGGCGGAAGCGATACTGACATAGCACAGGTTATCCTGCTGAAAAAAGGGCCTGGCTCAGGTACATATGGTGATCAGGATGTTACTGTGCAGGATGGGTATGGCAATCCCAAAACTGTACGGTTCTTCAGACCGGTGCAGGCATCCATTTATCCGACCATCACCGTTAAGGCTTTGTCAGGGTGGGATGCCTTTATGATTGATGCCATAAAGGCTGCCCTGTCTTCTTATGCAAAAACTGTAGAGATAGGCGGGACTTATAATGTGTCATACCTCTGGTCTCTGGCGTTTTCTGCCTCTGGGAGCGGTATTCCGGCCTTCTCTGTGCAGTCAGTAGTTGCTAAAAAGGGCGCGGCAGGATCGAATGTGGCAAGCGAAATTCTTCTTGGCTTCAATGAGATTGCTATATGTGCCCCGACCAATGTTACTGTGACGGTGGTATAGGAGGTGGCTTTGTTGACTATCACTGACTACCTGAACCTGATCCCATCGGAAAATAGAAATAAGCCACGCTTTCGGGCGTGGCTTTCTTCATGCCTTGGCATCGTTAAAGATATCACTGACTGTGCTAATGCTATGCAGCGAGCCTTCAGTGTGGACGAGGCGGCAGGTAAACAACTTGATATCGTCGGCGCTTATGCAGGAGTATCACGCAAGCTGCCATTTCAGCCTTTGGAAGGTTCGCGCTACCTTTCTGATACGGATTATCGAAAACTCATCAGAGCTACCATCGCACAGAACCAGTGGGATGGCACAAACGAAACACTTCCACATCTACTATCCAGCAGCTTTCCCGAGATGGGCATTGTCATTTCTGACAATCAAGATATGAGCGTCAACGCGGTGGTGCGCGGTACATTTTCCACACTGCAGCTTGAGATGCTCAATGCCGACCTACTACTTCCCCGGCCGGCTGGTGTGGCAATGCTATATGAAGTACCAACAGAACTACAGGAAACGCAGGTACAGGTGCATGGCGGCTTGATGATCACATCAAATCAAACGTTCGAGGAGGCATAGCAGATGGCCAGAGCTATAGAGACTAAGGTTACATCGTCCGGCCGTTCGGTAATTGCAAAGTGCATTGCATTGGGCATTCCCGTGACCTTTACCAGGGCTGCTATAGGAACAGGGACGGCGCCTGATGAAGCTGATATTAAAACATATAGCGGTCTGATCAGCTGGTATGACGATGCGGTTATCGCTGACAAAAACTATGTGGATGCCGCAATATCCATTGTTGTCCAATATCTCAACAGCAACGTAAGCAATGTAGTCGATATTGGTGAGATCGGTTTGTTTGCACAAGATCCAGACTTGGGAGAGGTTATCTTCTCCTATACTACACTCGGCCAATACTTGGACAAGCTTCTCCCTATTCAGCAAACACCTATTCTTAGGACTTATGAGGTGGTCGTTGATTTTTCCGATGGTGGAAGTGTATCGGTGACTATAAATCCCGCCGCCCTGCTGCCAGCCACGGATGCGGTGGATGAACCGGTCTCCGGCAAGCTCCTGCGCCTGAATGCTAACGGAAAACTGCCGGCGAGCATTACCGGTGACGCTGCTACTGTAGGCGGGGAGCTGCCCACCGCATTTGCTGCGGCGCAGCACGGCCACCCGAATGCAACAACCACCGCATCAGGATACATGTCCAAGGATGACAAAGTATCCTTTGATACAATGAAGAGCCAGGTAAATCAGGATGTCAGAAGTACTGCCAGTCCGACTTTTGTCAGTATTAATGTTGGAGTAGTTCGTGGGGCTAGGTATGAGGAGTAAGTGAGGTGAGATAAATGGCACAAGCCTCTAAGCAGTTGTGGTCAGCAGTCAATCTTGAGAGCTATTACTATGCTTACACTGATGTGTACGGCAATCATTCCACAGATGGCGCAAGGACTGCGACTGCCGATCAATCCTTTAGCTATAGTGAGCTTGGAATCCCAGCAGGTTCAGCTATAAATTGGGTCCATTTTCGTGTGGGTGCTTTTAACCCTACGCCTACACATGGTACTGCTGAAAGACTCCTAGAAGTCAATGGAACCACTGTTTTAACAGCCATGAGTGCCGGTACTGAGTATGATATTACTGGATACTGTGGCTGGAGTTCTAATGCCATTCAGATAGGTTTTACGAGTGGTAAGAGTGGTACTACTTATCCAACAAAATCCGACACAGGAACTCCTAACTCAAGAAAGAATTCAGGAATAACTGGGTTTGTTGATGTAGTCATTATAGTGGACTACACGCTTCCAAATACCGCCCCTAGTGCTCCTCCGTGGGCAAATGCATCTCCAACGCTTGTTGAAAGCGAACAGGTAACCATCTCCTGGGGTGCATCCGGTGATGCAGAGAATAATATAACTGGTTATCGGGTGCAGTATGCCACATCCACCGATGGTATGAACTGGTCGGGTTGGTCCACCCTGGGTACCTATGCTTGGACAAGTACTGCAGACACACCAGGTGTCGGGCGCGGGGCTTATGAAAAATATCAGGTATGTGCAATTGATGCCTACGGTGCAGAAAGTGGTTACACCGGAACCAATGCTATTCGCAAAAACAGGCTATCATACACTCCGAGCGGGCTAAGATTTGGAATTGCAGCGACAACTTACTTTTACAATAGCCTTCAGTGCCTATGGAGCAACAACGGAGATCCCGACGGTAACTTTTCTGGAGTCTATATTCGTTTGGCTCGTTATAATCATGATCCGAATTATGGAGTCGTTGGTTGGGCCTGGCTGGATGCCGCATGGGTATGGATCGGGAACGTGGAATCAATTACATATACCAGGGCAGATCTTGCTGCAAAGGGCGCAAAGGCTGGAGATGCGTTTGCATTTGGCATAGTATCTCAAGATGCCTTAGGAGCACAAAACTGGGATGCAGCCGGTATGACTGCATCCGGGTATGTGTATCTGGCTTTCGATCCAGCTGCGCCAAGTACCTTCACGGCATCACCGGCTATCCAAGAATCAGGTGTCTCACTGGCATGGAGTGGGGCAAGCGGTGGCGGCATAGCCATAACGGGTTATGACATCGAGTACAAGGTGGCATCCACTGCTGCCGGTGCTGATGGCACCGAAGGCTTTGCAACAGCAGATGGTTCTCCGTTTGCTACATCCGGCACATCCGGAAGCAAGGCTGACCCATCAAACATAACCCGTGGATATTTCGAGCGTTGGCGTATCAGGACAACCACTGCCGAGGGAACCAAGAGCGCTTGGAAGTACAGCAATATTATTCAGAAGAACAGGGCACCGGTTACCCCTTCATTTCTCTTCCCGGCAACTGGACGAACCACCTATAACACCCAGCCTTATGTAGGGCTATCCATTGGAGCAGAGCCTGATGGGCAGGCACAAACGCTCTTTTATAGTATTGATGGAGGAGCTGCACAAAACGCCGGCGCTGTGACCGCGGGCACGAAAAAGATGCGGCTGCCGACGCTGGCTGTTGGCAACCACACCTTACGATTCTGGCTGCAGGACAGCCTTGGAGCAGTATCCGGGGAAGCATCGGTGACCATTACTGTAGCGGCGAATACATACACCAGGACCATAACCGGCTATGTATCAGCACAGCAGCCAGGCACGCTGCTATGGGATGAAGTAAATGCACTTAGGACATCCAGTGAGATCCTGGAGCTCAAAAACCGGGTGAACCAAGTACGGGCTTACTATGGCCTTGCTGCCATCAGCTTGCCGTATGAGGCGACAACGGGGACAAGCACCATAAAGCATTTCCATACATGGATGCCCAATTTTGCGGCTATGTATCAGGGGCTTGCAGATACCGGAGCTATAAGTGGGGCAAGTGTCCCGGCAAGGGTGATAAAGGAAAGGAACGGACCCAGCGCGGCGGTGGTCAACCAAATTCGGACTATGATCGGGAGTTTGTAAGCGGCGGGGCCGCTAAATTTATTTTTGAGGAGGTGGTTTACTTTGACATCGGCTCAGCTTATTGCTGAATTTGAGATCATGCTCAAAGAGCACTGGGCTTATGTGTGGGGAGCAGCCAAGAAAGGCGTCGTTGATTGCAGCGGCGCCTTTGTCTATGCCATGGGAAAGTATGGTTTGAAAATCGCTCATGGCAGCAATTCCATCTATCGGTATTGGTTGACTGATAAGGGAAAGCTCGGGGAAATCAACCTTGTTCCCGGAATGGCTGTTTTCAAATGGCGTGAAGAAGGAGAACCGGAAAAGTTTGTTGCTGATGGCCTGGATGATTTATATCATATTGGTCTTTACGCAGGAAGCAACCGTGTTCTGGAGGCCAGGGGAACAAATGCGGGCTTCGTGGAAAGCAAACTGACCGATGGATGGGACAACGCAGGCAGGCTTAAGGGAATCAGATACGAAGAAACGGAGGTAATCATTGAAATGCCTATCATCTGTCAAGCTACGGTAAAAACCAGTGGGGGTATCCTGAACCTGCGCGACGCTCCGAACGGGCGCGACATCGGGGATATCCCGAACGGGGACACGGTGGACGTCTTGGAAAAAACGTCGGCCGAGTGGTGGAAGGTCACCTATCAAGGTAAAGTTGGCTGGGTGTCGGTTACCTACCTGGTGGAGGTTGGAGTCAACTCTCCTGAGACTGTGGCTGTGGTCCTCCCGCGTTCCACATGGACAGCCGTCCGGGACGCTATTAATACCGTGATCCATTGATGCCCCACATTACAAATGAAAGGCGGCGCTTCCCATGGGTGCAAAAATTAAACGGGGAGCCGGGAGAGTGTGGGGTTGTCTCACTGCTCTGGCGTCTTTAATTGCCGGCTTTGTGGTTGGCATGTATCTGTACTACAGACCGGGAGAATCTGAAGGGAAGGGACTTTTCGACCGGGCAACAGAGATCACATTTGTCATTGTTACCGGCTGCACCATAACGGTCACTGCCTGGATGGGCGGATGGACCGATATTTCGAGTGCACTGGCAATTGTTGCTGTAGCCGATTATGTTACAGGGTTTGCAGCCGCCTGTTTCCGGAAGAGCAAGAAAACCAAAAGCGGAGGGCTATCGTCAAAGGTTGGCTTTTTCGGGATCATGAAAAAGGTGATGATGTTCGTAGCAATCATCGTCGCGCACCAGGTAGATGTGGTAGTCTCCAACGGTGCCAATACAATACGCGATATAATCACAGGCTGCCTCATCGCAAATGAGGCGCTTTCTTTTTATGAAAATGTTGCCCTATTCGGGGTGCCATTCCCGAAAAAGCTACGCCGCATTTTGGACCAACTACGGGATCCGGAGGACAATCCTCCATCCAATACAGACACCAATATGAAGGAGAGTGGATGAAATGAAAAAGGTATTCCTGGTTCTTCTCTTTGCCCTTGTATTGCTGCCGGCCATGGCGCTGGCAGTAGAAACACAGTTGCCTACAGACCTGCTATCCTGGCCCAGTCTTGGCGCGCTAGGTGTGGCCGCCGGGTTGACTGTGTACATCGTGCAGCTGCTCAAACTGCCACTTGACAAGGTGCTGGGGCATGTGCCAACACGGGTAGCCGTCTACGTAATCGCACTTGTGATTCTTCTGGCGGCACAAGTATTTGTGCCTGGACTTGGGGGCTTGACTTGGGAGAACGGTATTCTATGTGTATTCAATGCGGTGTTGGTCGCATTGGCGGCTATGAGTACATATGAGGTTACCATACGTAAGGTGGAGGAGAAGAAAGCAGAAATAGCCGCATCTGTAAGTACAAAAGACAATCTGCCTGACGTAACGAATTAATATACTAACAATACAAATGTCCCCCGGTGACAAGCCGGGGGAGGTTTTAGCTTTTTCTACTTTTTATCTATAATAATTACCGAATCTCCATCGGAAATTTCTCTATCCCATGAAGTAACAAGTACCATATTGCTTGATAAATTTGTAACCGGAGTATAAGATGCGTTACCCGGCGCTTTTTTAACAGAGATCGCTTTAATACGGTTTTGTTTTCGATTGTCCGAATATACCGACTCCACCGCATACACAGTAGAATCAGTTACAAAAGCATTATTTGGAACCAAAGCGGCGTATGATGGCGATTCATATGTTATATTATAATCGCTCAAATCATGATACCGGACAATATCAATGCCGTCTCCTGATAATAGAATAGTTGCCCGTCCCTGTTTATTATCAAAACTGTTGACCGTGAGCCGCAATATGTCCAGCGGATTTGTAGGGTTTACAAATGCAACTGAGCCAACCTGCTTTGTCAAATACACATTTCCTTGCACACTAACTTCAAGTTGTACAGGCGCATCGTTAGGTAAAATTTCAAATAGCGTAGCGTTGGCAGGCAAATGCTCTAATGCTTCTTTTTTGGGCCATGAGACTAACGTTCCATCACACGGAGAGAGCAAAGAGCATTGATTATCGTATAAGGCTTGAAACTTTTCAAACTCCTCTTTTGCTAATGCACATTGCTCCTTCTTATTATCCAATGAAGTCATTTCGTATATACCTAAGGTAACCACCTGATTATATATCTCATAAGCTGTATCGTATGATTCTTTCAATTGCTTTTTCCGTTTTTCGGATGCGTGTGCCTCCTTTTTCAAGGCGGCTTCAGCCCGTTCCATATCCTTGGCAGCGTTTTGTTTTGCGAGTGCATAGCTTTTCTCATAAGAAGAAAGTGTAACCAGAGCCTCATAGTACTTATTCTGAGCCGAAAGCAAGTGCCCTTTCAACGAGGATTCCTCAATTTTGAGTAATGTCTCTCCCTTTGAAACCGGTCTTAGCGTGCCTTCTGTCACCCATGCAATCTGTAAATCATCTGGCAAAGTTGTAGGGGTATGCACTTTCTCCATGTAATCAGACAAAATCCGGCTTTCAATGACATGGTTTTGATAGGTAATGGTACCGCTGATAATAGGAGATACGGTCACCTTTGGAGTGGTCCAATACAAAATCGACTTGCTTACGTACAAGGAGAATAATAAAAAGATGATAATGACGATTGATATTCTTCGAATTTTCACATTCATTTTGTGATTCCCCCCAGCCCATTCAATATTTGTTCTTTTAACATTAGATACAACAGACCCATAGGAAGCATGAATACCACCGCTCCAGCAAACTGGATACTAAGCGGAACACTGTCTTTGCTGTTTAACACAATGGACAAGGGGTACTTCCCAGGATCAGATAAAAGTAATAATGGCTGCTCCACCATGTTCCAGTTTTCCGAAACAGCAATCACAAACAAGGTGATCAGTCCAGCTTTCACGTAAGGTGCAATGACATAAAATAGCAGGATGCATGTACTTTTGCTCTCCAACCGCACGCTTGCACAAAGCTCGTCTGGAACGCTTAGTATAAATTGCCGCATCATGAACACGCCAAGAGGAGCAAATACACCTGGTAGAATAAGACTCCACCAACTATTATATATACCCATAACCTTGCTCATCATATAAACGGGCAACAGGGTTACTTGCAGTGGCATTACCATGAACAATACATAGAGAAAATAAACCGTTCTGCGTCCGTAAAAGGGAACCTTAGCTAATACATAACCACTTAAAAAGGATACAAGCGTATGGAATACAGCAATCACAAGCGTAAGCCAGAGGCTGTTAAAAAACATTTCAAGGTATTTCTGATGTTCTATTAACACCCCATAAAACTGTTCCATGCTTACCACCGGCGGGATGATGGCAATATTGGGAGTACTGCTTTCAAACAAAGCGTTCACATCTCTTATACGCATGGTGGCTTGAGAAAAAATAAGCACCACCGGTAAAAGCATGATGCCTGCACAAAGCCACATCAAGGGAATCGAAACAAAAAGCCTTCGTTTTTTTATCATAATGCTTCCTCGTTGAAATGGCGCATCCACCGAAATAAGGGAATGATTACTATCATAATAATCACAGCCATCTCAATGGCTCCTGAGGCAAGGTACTGATAATTCAACTTTGTGAAATGGTGATTCATATAGTGTTGAACCAAGTAAATTGATTCACTGGGGTATTCACCATAAAGCACGTATGCTTCTCGGAACAACCGCTGGCTACACATGATAACATAAACCAAAGCAAACATGACTGTTGGCTTTAGCTGGGGTAAAACGATATGGACCAACCGCTGAACACCATTGGCTCCGTCCAGAGAGGCGGCCTGCTCTAGTTCTTCGTCCAGTGTGAGGAAGGCACCCATAATCAAAACTAGCGGGATTCCTAGATTTTTCCACAGGGCCAAAGTGAATACACTAATCCATTCTCCGTTTAATCCGCTGTTTACTATTCCCCCCTGATAGTTCAGCGCTACCATAAAATCGCGTCCCTTATTGAAAAAAAGATGCCATATGGAAGCAACCGCCGAGCTGGGTAAAAAGGCGGGGAACAAAAATATACTTTGCAACGGGCGAATGAATGGAACCTTTCGCATAACCAGGGCAAAGATTAATGCGGTCGGGATGAGCAATGCCGGAAGAAAGATAGCCAGAAGGAAAGAGTTTTTTAGCGCTAACTGATAAAAGGAGTTATTTGCCACTGCTATGAAGTTTTCAATCCCAACAAATATGGGAGCAAACGCAGATTTTATGGTAGCATGATAAGCAGAAACGCCAAAGGGTACCACATAAAAGGCAAAAAACCCAAATAATCCGGGAAGCAGCAACCACCGGTCCTTGGAGGGATAAAGTGCACTTCCACATCCGGCTGGATAAGGCCAATGAAGAGTAATCCTTCGTTTCATGGATTCATCTCCCATTTTTTCCGTAGTTGGATCAATATTACAGTACCCGTAATCCCTGCTGCCATCAGCAACACCCGCCACCAGTGAATCAAGGCAACCAGCGGATGTGCTATGGTATTGCAGGTATTCACGGCATTTATGTATATAAAAAACGAATCTACTATTTGTTGGAATAGAATTTTTTTAGGAATGTATTCTGGCGGTACCGATATACCTGCAAGGGAAAAGGCTGCTGTTCCTCCCAACCATACAAAACATAATATAAAAAAACATGCAGTTAGCAACAGTGGCCTGATAGAGATCCTTGTAGCTGCCATTGCATAATTCTGCTGCCATATGTTATGTATTCGATGCTTGTTTCGCTCATAAATTGGGAGGCCTTTTTTTATGGCTATCCTCCAAAGAAGGAAGCTATACAAACTGATAAAACCTCGTGCAATCAGCTTCAAATCAAGCCAGGATTGGGAAAGGTTGTGAGATGAAGTTAGGTTGGTGCACACTGCTGGGAACTGCTCAAACCATTTGAGTCCAAGCGAACCCTGCCCTGATGAATCTAGCACCGCATCTATATTTGTGACATTAAAGGGAGTGGTCGGGTCTTGAATTACATAAACGATATCATAACCATAATAGGCTAAATTTTCCGGGAACTTGTTGGGATGTTCATATATGCCGATAATTGTATAGGTTTCTTGGTTGATAATGGCCGTTTCACCGATTACATTTTTATGAGCAAATAGTTTGATTGCCATGGTATCGCTCAAAACAGCGAATTGCCGACCTACATCCTCTGCCCACAAAACGCGCCCACATACCATGTCGAGTGAGGTGGTTTCAAAATAATCGGGCATAACTTGATATAAGATACCTTGCGCCGCATGGCTTCCCGTAGTATTCAGAGAAACCTTTTTGCGGGAATAGGGATATATATGGGAAAAAACAGGACTTGCAGTTAATTGAACCATTTCATCTTGTGAAAGAATTGTATCCACATCTAGCTGCACAAGAACCCGATTTTCCCATGGAAATGGCGTGAATATGAAGGCTAATAGAAAAAAAACGACAATAATCCAGACTAAAAAAAGAGCAATAGTCAAGGAAGATAACCTCTCATGACGAATTTCTGGCAATTGAATTACTCCTTTTGCATCATAGCCATGCGGTCATCAAGGGCAAGAGACAACTCCGGCAGTTGTAGGGTACCATTCATGCATTGGGGTATTAGCTCAAACCACAAGCGCGATAGTTCATACCAATAGCCGGTGTTTGGGAGTAGGTGCTCTCGCATTAAAATATAGTCTTCAAAATTCTCTTGGCTTATTTCACCGATCTCATCAAGTACAGGATATATCACATAACCGTCTGTATTGTCAACGGTATATACCATATTGCCCTCTTGGTCTGGTGCAAAGGCCTCAAAAAGGGAAACGCTTGAGTTTGTAATACGGTATTCAGGCATCGTTTTGGTAAATATTCCGCCTGTATGAACAAACATGTTTTGGATTGTTGGCTCAAGTGCACTTTCAAGAAAATGCAGCGCTGCTTCCTTGTGCGGAGCGTTATTTAAAAGAGAAAAAGTATAAAATTGACCAACATATCCGGGATTGTCTGTGTCAAGCACCGGAGGGAGCATGAAAGAACAATTGTCACCAAGGAACATGAACTCGGAATCTGATGAAAATCGAGAAATCAGAGCAGCATCTTGACTGTTAAATAAGGGTAAGTAATCATTCATTTTGCTAAGAGCACCAGAAGAGCAGATATCGATGAAAATGTGAATCAGGTGTTCAAATTCCGGTGTTTGAAAAGATCCACCCCGAAGGGCATATTGATAGGCATATTGCTCTGAAAAATCATTCACCCAGCCTGAGAGTCCACTGCTGTGATAATCCCCCCGCATAAGTATGAAATCTTTGTTTCCATCAGCATTTAGATCATATGGCAATGTTTGGCATAATTTGTTAAAGGCATCCCATGTCCAGAGCCGATCCGGTTTTTCCACACCTACTTGCTGTGCCAAGGTATCAAACCATCCAAAAAACGACTGATAGATAGCCTTTGGAAATCCAAATAATTTGCCATCAATTTCTGCCTGGCTTCTTACATTAATCCAAGCTTGTGGCCAAGTGGTCATCAATGATGTATCATAAAAATTCGTTAATACACCTTGTCTTGCATAATCTGCTGTGAGTCGGCAAGGTAAAATGAGAAGGTCAAGAGTGGAACCCTTACCTAAAAGGTATGCGGATAACTGTTCAGAGCTTAAAAGGTGATAGATCACCTTTCCATGGGGGTATTTATGCAAAAAGGCTATTTCCAGTTGGTAATTATCTGCTAAATCCTCTTGGATAAGTCCTATATTCAATTCCATTGGTTCACGAGATACCACTGAAATATTTGCAAAGTGTGTGTCTATTGATTCCGATGATTCCTGCGCCAATGAATTACCAAGCGAAAGGACTAGAATCGCAATTAGAGTAAATAATGTGCGTTTGAGTT